TTTAACTCAGTGTAACCGTTATTGTAAGTTTGGTTGTAGTGTGTTTGGGCTTCGTCGAAATTAACACCATGTTTATCACATAGTTTTTGAGCATAATCATGCCAAGCGATACATACTCCATAGTAAGAGGTATCCAATAGTTTGGCTACCTCAGTAGTTAGTGACGATTCATACACGTCACACTCTATACCCAAATCATGCGAAAAATGTTCTGAAGCGGGTATCGCACCCGCACCACCAAAAACCTTTACAAATGTATGTATACCCTCTGCTAAGTTAGGGTGTACCCCTCTGACAGGGGAGTGGGTTACGTTAGGATAGTCTGCGCTAATCAGTTTGGTTGTGCCGGGAGGCACGGTTGAATGGATTATAGTTAGACCTGGTTTTAAGGTATCAATATACTCAGATACCTGCGCTACAAACTCGTAACTAAAAGGAATGCATATATTTAAAACATGCACTCCCCCTAACTCATCATCACGGTCTAAGTCTTTAATTAACGGAACAAAGTTGTTCGCCAAATAAATGTCATCAAGGGCTTGCCCTATCTCACCGTACCCAATAATACCTATAGTTTTCATAGTTCTAAAAATTCTTTCCAAGCATCAAAGATTTTATCCTCATCCCACAGTTCAAATTCTGTTGTAGCGTTCTCGTTACCGTGGTAAGGAATCCCTGCACGGATACATTCCGCACGAACTCGACCAAAGGCTTCAGGTAGCTCAGCAGAATTAGACTGGTAGACACAGGAAATCGAGTCGTAAAGTTTCTGTCTATCTAACTCCATTCCCATATACTTCACCTCATCACTTAGCAAAGGTATAATAGCATCATTAAAGTACTTTTCGTCGAGGTTGTTACCGTAAATTAATACTTTTTTACAACCATCTTTCAAAGCACGTTCAATTGATACATGAGTTTGTTTTAAAGGGCACACAGTACCTATAATACCTGCGATACCTTCAGGGCGTTCATCGGATTTCTTAACACCTCTAATGGTGTTAGGGATGACAACCCCTTCTTTGCCCTGCCACTTCATTTGGTCATCACTGATAAACCTAATCTTATCAAATCCAGCAGTCTGCTTTTCCAGTTGCTGTAATGGAAAGATGGCTTTCTCATGACACGTTAGTACAATCTTTGCAGGGTCCGGGTGTCTTTCTTCTAAGTGAATAAAATGTCCGATAATAATATCATCTTTCTCCATCTTAAAGTTATAATGTAAGTCCCCTCTACATTTATCCAAGTGCCATGGGTGGGGACCATAAAACGTACAGTCGTAACCACGCTCATTAAACAAGTCGCAAAGCTCCATTAAGGAAAAGGTTGAGCCCCCTTCTTTAGACCAACCACTAATTATTTTTATTTTTTTAACCATGTTCTCTCTCCAAAAATTGCCAGATGTCAGTATCATGAACTTCGTTGTCCTGCATAAATACATCCTCAAGCTTTCTGCCTAAGCCGGTAGTGTACCGAAACTTAGGGTCTCGTGAAGGAACGTCAGCTCTTCCACGTGTTAATTTTACTTTATACTCTTCTTTAGATTTAACCCAGTAATGGTTAATTCTGAACAGGTCTATACTTCCTGGTTCGTTAAACGGGCTCAAGCAAGGTTCTTTCTTTTCATTGACAGGTTGTCCACCCGTATAAAAGAAGGAGTGAGGGTTTCCTGCTGGGCACAAGGTGTGAGCAGGCTGAACGATAGACTTTATATGTTTGTCGGGTGTTTTCCTGCGCTGGGTGTAGTTAAGGAGGACTCCCCCAGGAGGTCTCGTTTCATGCCCATTGGAACCAAAAAATACTTCATTAACAGCTACACCCGGGTATGGCTCAAAGTCCTTCAACCTATCCTTTAAATCTCCTCCGGGAGCAAAAAGAAATTCGTCCAAATCAATAAACGCCATCCATTTCGACTGGTCCTTATAAGCCGTAAGGGCATTATAGTAACAAGCCATTTGGCACATATCCATAGTGTTATAAGAGTAAGTAACCTTCCCCGCTTCTATGTAAGGGTGAAGAACTTCAGTACTTCCATCAGAACTGCCGTTATCATAAAGATAAAAGTGTTCTACCCCCACCTTTAAATGGAAATCTAACCATTCTTCGAGGTTAGGACGTTCGTCTTTAAGGACGGCTACTACGCTTAAGTATTTCATTTGTCTAGAGGGTTGTCTAAAGTTATCCCGGTGTTCGGGAGGTTGGGCAGACTTATTGGAGGTGCTTGGTATCCTTGTGCGGATTGGAAAGCATCAGCCTTCATTTTCATGAGGTCTCGGTATAGGTCTAAGCGCCCGCCAACAACTTTGTTGATGTCATATAATTCATCGCAAAGAATTTTTAGGTTTTTACCCATCTCTGCGACATGCTTAGGGTCTTTAATACATTTAGTAAGAATACGAGACCACTCAGTCTTAGAGTTCTTCGGGTCAATTAAGTACCCAGTCTCTCCGTTCACAATAAGCTCGTCATAACAACCTACATTGGTAGCAATTAAAGGAATACCATAACGGGCACCTTCAATAGCTTTGATTTCCGACTTGGATTGGTTAAACGCATTATCGTCTAGAATGGCAAGGTTAATGTCTATATTAGTATACATAGCACCATATTGATTAGGAGCCATGGCAGGGTAAACGCGATAATTACTATGCCCTTTAAATCCTGTTTTAAAAACTTTTTCATAACCATTCCACACATCTTGTTGCCAATCAGGTATAGGCTTACCACTCTCTTCATCAATAGGTACTCCAGGTCTGCCGTAGAAGCCCCAGTGGACTCTTTCTTTACCTACCTTTTGGTTGACAAGATACGGAATACCTGCAAAATGCTTTACATCAACATCATGATGGATACCTCCTACCCAGCCCATACGGGTTAACTTTTTAGGTTTAGGAGCCTTAGGCATATTCCAGTGAGGTAGTGAGTAATCAATAGTATTTTTAATAATTACTAATGCTCCTCTTACGAACTCCTGGATATATTCAGCGAACTTACGTTGAGTAACGGTCACCAAATCTACATTGTTATAAATGTATTTGGTTACTTCATCTAATTGTTGCTCTTTGTACACATCAAATAGACGATGTCCTCCGTACAAATCAGTAAGAAGGTCGTCAGTATCGAAATGGGTAAACTTACCAAGTTCATGTGCCTTCTGTAGAATTTGTGCGGTATAGAATCCACCAAAATTATGAATGTTTTGTGTAAACACAACATCCGCCCATTTTATATTTTCATATTCGAAGTCGGAAGGAGTCTCCGTCTTTGTATCAGCATTCCATCCAAGGGGATTATCATCCCACCGAACTTCTACGTCATCGGGGTACAGCTCTGCCAACTTCTCCATAGGAAGGAGGATGCGGTAATAAGCGCATCCTCCATGGTTACTTGGGCAAGCTAAAATCTTTAGCTTTTCTGCCATGTATTAATCCACTTTTAAGTCTTTAAGATGTGCCATGTAATCTTCATCATCTGGCGATTGAGTTTGGGAAGCGATGACGTCCGGGTGAGTACCTTTAGCCTCGGCTTCTAATTCCATCATCATGCCTTTAAGTTCGTCATAATCAGCGACCTTAATAAGACCGTGAATATCATGAAGCTCATCCATCCACTTAGCGTTCTCAGCATCGCTACCCGCGGCACTTTGCTTTGGCTTCGGCGAAGACTTGTCATAATTCGGCCATTGTCCTTGTGTATCTTTTACAATTTTGAAATCCCAACCTTCTTTCAGGTCAGTGATATCTCCAAAATCTTCATCAAAGAAACAGTCTAGTACTTTACCGAAAAGCTTTTGCCCCACAGAAAGAATCTTAACCGATTCGTCACGGCGGTCAACTACATTCATGTAGTAACGCTTACGAGACTTGATTTGACGGGCTAGTTCCTGAAGCTCTTTGCCTTTAGGGGTATCTTTGCCAATCGCATTAATTTCTTTCCACATGTTGTAGTAAGTATCACATACAGGACACTTGCCACCCTTCACACGTGGGCAGTGATAATTCTTGTCGTTAAGACGATGAATTGCAGTTTCCGCGTAAAATTCTTGTTCCGCTTCATCCTTTGCAGGAAGTACGCGTACCACAGATGTACCTTCGTCCATCATGAAGAATTTGCTTAGGAAATCGGAGTTGCCTCCACCGCCGGGGTTATTAATCTCGGCATATTTTTTTCTTAGTTGTTCGATGTTAACCATAGTTTTTTAAAGTTGTTCAATTAGTTTAGCTTCCGCTCGTTTGTTCGCAGACAGCTGTATTATTATATCCTTTTGGTGGTCCAAACTGGAGACAATATTCTTACATAAATTAAATTTATGTGCCTTCGCGGTAATACCTTTGCGAAGAGTTTGAAGCTCAGGTTGAATTTTAAGGTAAGCGTCTAAAGCTCGGTCGGTAGTTTTCTGACCGGATTCCCTAAGCTCCTCCCTACGAGCTTCCCGCAACTCAGCTTCACGAGTTTCGAAGAGGACGTTTGTACGGTCTACTTCCTTTTTGGCATACGCCATCACACCAGCAAAGAAGGCAAAGGTAGCAGGGTGGTTTCCCATAGCCTCTTGAAAATTGTGTTCCGAAATAGCAATGTACTTCTTAGTGATATCCATATAAGAATCTTCTATGGTATCGTAAATTTCTTTTATATTAATCATTGTTTGCAAAAATAAATTGGAATAGTTCAGGATTTAAACCTGCCATTTGTTGTATCATATTAGAAGTAACGCTAGTAAGGTATTCATTACTCATACTTGGGATTTCATCATCGTCATTAAGTCCAAAAATCTCATATCCAATATGACAAATCTCATGAAGTAAAGTTCCTTTATAGTCTTCAGGACGTTGATTAGGGTCAATCGTTAAAAGATATTTAGGGAACTCTACGCACCCATAAAGATTATCTTTTTCTAAAGAGGTTTGTTTGATATCAAAAGTTTTGATACCAGTATACACGGTCAGTGGATGTTCATATTTAGGGAATTTCTTTTTCATTGTTGGGTTACCGTTAGTCTAGTATAATCAATTCGGATAGGAACAATATAACGTGCTCTACCATTTCGCGATTTCATTACGAACATACGAGCCTTACCTTCGTCAAACTCCTGCTCTTTTTGATTGATTGAGAATGCCAAATCACATACACGAATCTTACCATATGAATCAGCCAACTCAGCGTCTGTAATAATATCTACCTCTTTACCTTTCCTGTTTGTTTGGGTAGCAGTCCACACTAAGCACTTGTGCTCGACAGCAATTCCACGAAGCTCTTGGGCGATACGTTCTTGA